TTATAGTACCACTACTTAACTTATCAAGTAAAAGGTCTTGTTTTTCATTTATCTCTTTATGTACTACTTGAAATAGATTCATTGATTAACAGGCTCATTACTGTTACCCGCCATACTTCCCATTTTAGAACCTTCAACCATACGTTTAAGATTTAACTCAGCTTCGTCTTTAACGCCAGAAGTAATAAGTTTCTGTAATGCTTGTTTATCGCCTGATTCTAGTTTAGCGCTTTCAACAATTCGTTTAAGATTTAGCTCTGCTTCATCTTTAACACCCATAGCAACAAGTTTAGCTGTCTCTAACTGTAGTTCAGCTTTAGCAATCTGGTTGTCTGCTTCGTCTTTAGCTGCTTTGCGTTGTAACTCACCTTGTTTAAGCTGCATTTCTTGCTGTTGCATCTGCACAATGGGGTCTTGCGCTTGCTGTTGCGCTTGTTCTTGCTGCGCTTCAACTTGATTCTTTTGTAATAACTGGTCAGATGCAGTTGCCAATAAACGAGACAGTTGCCCTTCAATCTCTGGTGGTAGCTGTTCATCTTGTGGCGGCAACGGCGTACCTAACTGTTCTTCAATTTGAATCCTATAACCTAAAGCTAGATGATCAGCTATGTGCGTTTGTAGAGCTGCAGCAAATTTTTGTGCGTTAGGATTGTTCGCCATTAACTTTTGCACAACTGGGTCTTGCATTGCGTTCATGTGGACTTTGATATGAGACTCATGATCTTGGTGTAGAAACGCTTTAGCGGGTTTATTAGAAATGATGTCCATATTCTCAGAAACTGGGTCTTTAGGCTTTTGATCTTCTTCTGTAGGTATAAGTTTTTCAACATTTTGTACCCCAATCGTTTGTAGCATTTGTTTATGTAACACAGGTAAGTCATACAGTTCTGGTGATGTTTGCGCTAATTGCAATACCGTTTGGTACTGCACTACTTTTTGCGCCATTGTAGAAGTATTAGGATTAGACACAGGTACAATTTCTACCATGTCGTAGTCTTCTTTCTTAACAGACTTATCCCCTTCCGATGGGTTGTATGAATAATTATCTGATGTGTTGTCTTTAATAATCTCTGCAAGTAGTTGGAACTCTTGCTTCATTGCTGCGTGTATACGCGCTTGAACCGAAGACATTACTTTTAACGTGCGCTCTAATATAGCAAGTGTTGTGCCTACAGGCGCTTGGGTAGACATGTCGCTGGCTTTCATATCAGAGATAGAAGCAAAGCGTCGTCCTTCTTCAACAATGTTTTGCATCAACGCAAAAAGAACCTGACTAGGCTCTTTATACGGCAACGTCATAATGTTGTCGCGGATAGTCCCGCTGGCTACATCAACATCTCTAAACTCTGCAGGAGATATAGGCGTATCGTCGCCTTTAATCCGCATACCTTTAGTTTTAAACCCGCCCGGTAAGTTAGATAGTGTACCTGCGTCAACAAGCTGTCTAATTAAAGACGTACCTGACTTAGCAAACGACCCTAGTAGATGCACTAACCCAAACGCATAGAACCCAAAACCCGGAATATAAGGGTAATGAATAAAGTGCTGACGTTTGTTTTTAGCTTTGTCGTCCTCAACCCAGTTTCGCCTAATAGCCAATATTTCTTGTGAGGCTTTCTCTATAGTTACTACATAAGGTAGAGCAATTCCAGTTTCATCGCCGTCTTCGTCTTTATCTTCGTAGCCTTCTAAGTCTAGCTCTACGTGAAACTCTAGTATTTTATAGCGGTCATCGCTGGTTGCGCTGAACCCCATGTTCTCCGCAATCTTCTGTTCTACATCATCAAGTTCAGAATCGTCAGGTGACCCTAACTCAACATCTGAGTAAAAGTCAGCCGCTTGAAGTTTTTTAACCTCGTTCTCCGTCTTTCGCATAATATGCGTGACTCGTTCTGCTGAATTTAAACTACTGGCTCCATAAGGAACTACAATATCTTCGGCGGGTACATATATAGATACTGGGCGGTCAACAGCGGGATCAAAATACACTTTCTTAAACGCATTGCCCGATAACCCTAAACCCCATAGCATTCTTTCGTGCTCGCCACGATACTCTGGCATTTTATCCGTTATCCAGTGGTTCATGTTCTCTGCTACGTTAGCCGCAGCTTTTAGATTCTCTGGTGTTTCTTTACCAATAACTTTAGTTTTAACAGGGCCGCCCGGCGGCATTGTTTCCATAATAGTCTCAGATTGAAATTTAACCAACGCCTCAGAAAGTAACGGGTGATACACGCCGCAAGCGCCCTGCCAAGGTTCACTGCGGTCTTCTATTTTAAGACCCAGTAATTCTATGCCATCAATGTAGATCTGAAGCCAGTCTTTCCTAGCATTTAAATCTCCATCAAACTCACCTAGTAAATCAGACGCTAATTTCTCCAACACATCGTCGTCTTCATCAAATTCTTCAGCTAGATTTTCATAGAAATCATCACCGTCAGGCAGATCAATTGATACAGTAGCTCCGCCTTCTCCGCTAATACCTATATCTATAACAGTCCCCATATCTTCTTGAGGTTCTTCATATTCTGATACGGGTCTTCCGTCAGGTAAGACAATCTCTAGTTCTGGTTGATCTGCCATTTACTTTACCTATTCCTTGCGGCTCTAGTCTTACCACGTAATGCAATACCATCTATGCTTTTCTTTTTGGTAGTACTACGTGTTTTTTTAACTACGCCGCCATTTTTCATTTTAACAGCGCCACCTTTTTTATAAGCAGCTTTCTTAACCGTGCCGCCTTTGTTCATTTTAACAGCGCCGCCTTTCTTAAGCCCTATGTCAGCCATTCTCATATCAGGGTTTGCAGGGTCTAAATATTTGTTTCCTTCCAGTTTTTCAGCTTTAGTTAACGGCCTTTTGTCCTCTAACTTTCTTTGATATGTTATTTGTTTTTGGGAATTACTAGCCATTCTAGCTTTTCTAGCCTTGTTATACGCTGCAAGTTTAGCTTTAGCTTTAGCAATAAGGCCCGCTTTACCAAACGGATTAAGTAGTAAAGATGCACCTGATAACGCGCCTTTACCTGTAGATGTAGCTACATCTTTAAATGAAATAGGTGTTTGGTTTACACCCGTCATGTCTTTTCTTTTTGGTTTTGTCCCTTCTAGTGTGCCTACACCTTTACGAGAAGTGTTAGACCTATCTCGTGGAACAATTTTTTTCTTTTTAGTGCCCGTATCATACCTACCACTTTCGGCATTATATTTATTCTTCTTGTTGCGTCTTCTCTGTTCTTTTTCGTAGTTTGCTCTAGCAGTTGTAGTTGCTTCTGTCTTGGTTAATCCTACCATTATTCTGTCCTTTAATAATATAACGCACGGTTGGTATGAGCTTTATATTGTCTATACTCTTTAGTGCCATAATAATCTTCAGGTTCATCCAATGCTGTTTGGATATACCCACCTTTCCTAAAACGCATCAACGCCATAGACGTAGAATCCACATAGTCATCATGCTCCCCAGCAGGGAAACTTGCAACTTCTTCAATAACTTCTTCGGCCCACCGTGTCGGTGGATACCACACTCTACCTGAAGCAAATATATCTGATACTGCGTTCAGTCTAGATATCTTGTCATTTCCCCGTGTCGGTGTAAACTCCTGCACAGGTACACCCATAGAGCGTAACTCATATATAAGCGGCGCACCACTGGCTTTCTTCTCAATGATTATACTGTCAGGTTCCCACTCTTTGTACTCTTCTAGCACCAGACGTTTAAGTTCTGGGAACTCTAACCTATCTCTAATAGCATTAAGCAATATAATGTTGGCTTGCGGGACACCTAAATTCTGTTTGGTTCTATCGTATTCTTCCTCAGACTCATATTCTTCTGGGTGGTCAGCCGCTTGATAGAATATCCCCCATACAGTGCAAGCACTGTAATCAGCTCTAGTGTGTTTTTCAAACGCCGTATCCCATGACATAAGTATAAAATCGCATGGCGGGGGTCGCTCACCTTCCCACTCTCTCCACCAGTCTCGTTTGACGATGGCGCTGGCCTCACTCGTCGGTTCTTGCTGGTACTGCGCCATCCATTTGCTATGGGGTAACTCGTTACGTAAATCAGATAGTTCTTTTAATGACCAGAACTCAGGCCATAATGCGTTGCCAGAAGGCATAATTGCTGGAAATTCAATGACTTCCCACTCTTCACCATCGCGTTGCATACTAGATCTAAGTACTTGACCCGTTAAATCCCGTTTAGACCACCGTGTCATTACAACAACAATAGCACCGCCCGGTTGTAGCCGCTGTCTTGGGCCTGACGTATACCACTCATACGTCTTATCGTAGATTTCGGGGTGTATCTCAGCCAGTGTAGCTTCTTGCTCTGAGTGTGGATCGTCAATAATTAATAGATCTGCACCTTTACCCGTTACCGCACCACCCACACCAATGGCAAAATAATCACCACCTTTGCTCGTATTCCACCTTCCGGCTGCTTTTGAGTCAATTTGTAGTGCTGTATTAGGAAAAATGTCTTTATATTCAGCCTGATTGACTAAATTACGCACTTTACGACCAAATCCAACGGCAAGCTCTGCTGTATGAGACGTTTGAATAACTTTTTTGTTAGGAAACTGCCCTAAAAACCATGCTGGGAGCAAATAACTTGCAAATTCCGACTTAGTATGGCGCGGAGGCATGTTAATTATGAGTCTTTTGTTCGTTCCGTTGGCAACACGCTCAAAAGCCTCTGCCATAATCTTGTGATGTCGCCCCATAATAAAATCAGGCCACATTTTGTTAACAAACTCTAAAAAATTGGTCTTAGACTTCTCTTTTGTTAACAA